GCGTTCTAATCTCACCGTAAAAAGTTACCTTGTACGCGTAAGGTTGTCCGTTTTTTAGTTGGACGCTTTCAAGTTGTATCTTTCCCCTACGGAAAAAAGTTAAGTCTATTTCAATATAGCCATCCCGTCGAAGGTTCGGATTGATTATTCCGTTTAAAGCATTCTCATAAAAATGCTCAAATATTGGGTTATTGTGTTGAGAACACGGTACACTAAATGACTGCGAAAAGTCGGTAAATACTTTTGAAATGTCCTGTATATTTTGAATACTGCTGCTAACTTGTATTTGTTCATCTTCGAATAATTCTAAACGTTGCCCTTCAATGTAAACTTGTACTTTCCTTTTCATCAAACTACGGTGTTAATTAGTTCGTAAGCGGGTTGAAACTCCAACGTGTAATTAATGTCCTTTTTGTTGATTACTTTAACTCGGTCGAAACTTCGTGTTTTCATCGTTACGGGATAGCCGTTCAAAAGTATTCGCTCGCTTAAACTCATTTGTGTTAGGTTTTCTTTAAAGTCCTCGGTAACGCTTCCCGTGTTTACCTTAATTGATTTGCGACCGTTTAAGTTGAACTCCTTAAACATCCCTTCCACGGGGTTGTAGTTCGCGAGGTTACTTTGCATTAATTGATAAGTGTTCGTGCTTACCTCGATGCTGTCGTAACTCGCTTTGAACATAAACTCACGTTGCCACGCTCCATACTTGTTTATGAAGTCTATTGTAATTACATCGTACCTACATTCATCTACAGGACGGAAGTAATAAGTCGCTAAAACTACACTCGTTGAGCTTAACACCTCTAACTTATTTCCGTCTGCATACCAAGTAGGACGTACACGCGGGGCGCTTTGATAGTCGCCCGTTCCAAAGCCCGCCGATTGAATCGAACCCGTTACTAAGTTCGTGTAACGAAGTGAACCCCCCGTTGGTACTTCTAAGGTAATGAAGCCCGCTCGCTTTAACACGTCCGTAGAAAGTACCGCCGAAGGGTCGTACCAATAGTAATACGTCTTTTGGTCAAGAAAGTAATCACTTAAAACTGGGTTCGTTCCTTCCTCGTAATAACCCCAACCGTTCCATCCCGTGTAATCGGTAGTATTTAAAAGCGTGTAACCGCTCAACGTTAATTTGTAGCGCACTATTCGAACCTTACAAAAGTTTGGGAAACTCGCCTGTCCTACCGTGTTGTAAACGTTCGGGTTTATGGTGTTGTTAATGTACTCGCGGACGTATGGGCTAACGTTGTACTGGTTTGACGTTTGAGTTAACGAAGGGGAAAGTTTGCTTAGAGTGTAAGTTGGGGACGCGGGTAAACTTTGGTTGCTCGGATAAATGTACAAATCTATTTTGCTGCCTGTTTGACCGACCTCGTCGATATTTATAATGTAAGGGCTTCGTGCCTGTATTCGGTTCATTTCTTTTTGTATTTACGATTTCGCTTAGTAATAATTTCATCCATGTAAATAGACACGTCTTTTGTTAGGGCTATCTGTAATAACTTACCCGCGTTCTTTTGTGCTTGTTCCCACGGCTTGGTAAAAAACAAACTTCGCTTAATTCCGTTGTTGTAAATGAAACGACTTAAAGCAAACTGCTGCTGTTTACGTGTCATGAAGCGCCCTTTCTTATCGCGTGGTGCTAACCCTCTTTGAACAATCCATTTGTCAAGTGCGGAAGGCGGGGGTGCTTTGTCTTTAAAGCTATATTCGCTCCCGTGTTTTACGCGCTTTCCGTCGACACCTTTGTCTTGAAAATAACCGTAATCCAACATGGTAAAAATCACTTCCCACTCGTTGTTAGATTCTTTGATTTCTCCTTTGATGCTTTCGTACAATTTACCCGACGCGTTTTTTTTGAACCGCTTTAAATTGTCTTTCGATTCCTTGACTACTTCGTCGCGTAGTGCTTTTAAACGCTCGTTAATTTGTTGCGCCCTCATTTAACAAATGCTCATTTCGTTAGGGATAATAACGTTAAAGGTCATGGTCATTCCCGCTAAATAATTTTCGAACCGCTCGGTAAATGGTTCAATCGTTGGGTTGTCTACTATTTGGAACGCATCTGAGTATAAATCCCCACGTCGAAGCACTTCGTACAACCGCATTAACACGACCATTTGAGTATTTAGTACGTCGACCTCGTTGTCATTGCCTGTAAACTTGTCGGTTGTTTCAGCTTTGGAAATGTCTACTAAATCCATAGCAATTACCGAAATGTTAAACGCAATAATTGCCCCTTGTGGCGTAATGTTGTTTACGATAATGTGGCACAAAGGAAAAAGGCTTTGTTTCCAGTTGTCGATGTCGTCGATGCTTCCTTGCGTTACCGTATTAACCAACGGAATACTTTCGAGTTCGGTTTTTAGGGTGTCGATTATGTAAAAGTAGCCTTTCATTTATTCCGTCTTTTTATAAGTTGTATTTCTAAATCGTTTTTCTCTTTCTCGAATTCTAAATAGGTAAGGCATTGATGCAGCGGTAAGCTGGTAACGTCGTTAAATCGTCTAACGTCGCCTTGAGCGAGAGTAACGATGCTCGCAAACCATCCCCATCGATGTCCGAAGTTTCGTTGGGCGCTGTAATCTCCCCCATCGTCTTGACCTGTTCCGTTAAAAAGTCCATCGTAGCGCTCAATAATTCCACGCTTAAAGTGCGCAAAAAAAAATTAGCACCAAACACGGCGTTAAGCGGGGCGTACTTCATAATTTCCGCGTGGGTGTTTGACCCGTAGTAAGGTTCGATTTCGTATTTATCGCCCTTTCGTTTTTTAATCGGACGAAATAAAACCGCCATCGCGTTGTTCATCGTGTCCCAACTTTGCAAATACTTTTCAGCGTCCACGTATTCGCCGAAGGTCATGTTTTCAAGGTCGGGAATAAATCCGAATTCGTACTCACCCAGTTTAAACGTGCTAACAAAGTCGGGTTCGACTTGGAACAAATCCGTCAAGCGCTTCATTAAATCAAACATTGAAGTAGCCGTGAACATTGCAACCTCGGACATTTTAATTTTGCAAAGAAGGCTTACCATTTTTCGCGCTGCAACCCCCTCGGAATCTTCGGCACTTTCCAACTTCATAAGCTGTTGGTATTGCTCGAGGGTAATCTCTGAAAGCGTAGAAGGGATTTGAATTGTGCTTTGCATAACTTAATAACTATTTTGTGTTTAATTGTACCTTGCTTTTTTATCGAACGAAGTATTTACCTCTGTTCGGGTTGCTTAGGGTCATGTAAATAAAATACCGCGCCGCATCGATGCAATGATTCCATTTGTCCTCGGGAACGGTCTTGTTCGTCTTTTCAACCCATGAATAATTATTGAACTCTTTGATTAGGTTCTTCGATTCGGTGTCTAAAACAATGCTATATTCTTGCATCAAACTAATTCCCGCCGTTACGCTTCCCGTTCCTTTAATCGCCTCAACGATATTTAACCCGCGTTGTTTAAGTTCGCTTATTAAACGTGGTTCTGCGCTATCTCCTACTATCAACTGACGGTTGGCAAATTGCTTGTTGTATTCGAATAGTTGCCCCGTGTTTAACCCTTGTTCGTAAAAACACTCCCGTAGGTAAATCGTTTTCGTCTTTCTGTCAACTGCTACTTCAATAAGTGTAGACGGGTCGTTACTAAACCCGTAATCCTGTCCGAACCCTTGAACCTCGCACTCCTTAAATTCACCTATTGACCAGTTATTAAATACCGCTCCAGTCGGTTGAGCACGTTCGCCCGTTCCGTAAACCTTCCACCAGTACGCGTTGCTAACTTTGCTTTCGATGTCTTCGATTTGGGCTTTTGTTAGGTGTGGGTTGTCGCGGTACGTAGTAATGCACGGCGGGAACTTATCAATGTATTTATCTAACCAATGCTCCTGTGGCAAGGCGGGGTTGTAGTCGGCAATAATTCGGTATCGTGTTCGTGGGAAAAGTTGGTCTATTGTTTCCTCGGGGAATTGGTGCGCTTCATTTATCCAAAGAATGTCCCTTGACCTACCGTGTATTTTGTCGGGGGTGTCAGCACCGTAGTAATTAATGTAGTTTCCAAATAGGTTATAAACGTGGTCGGTCTTGTTGTGGTTCTTATCGTGGTAAAGTTCGTGTTTAAGTAGAACGTCTTTAAAGTCCTTCCAAGCTGTCGACTTCAACGCTGCGAATGTATCCCTACATAGGTCGATTTCGATTTGGCTGTTTTCGTGGTCTAAGCAAAACTGAATTAAATAATAAATAACAGAATAAGTTTTACCCGAACGCGTACCGCCTTGTAAAAGTGTCGTTCGTTGAATTGGTATTCTTTCTCTTAAATACTTGTAATTTGGGTTTGCCTCACTCATTCATCCAATCGGGTAAATTCTTTCTTACGTCGTTTGTTTCTATTTGTTGAGTTGGCGCACCATAACCGCTATCCATTAACGCTTTGTATGCATTTACGTCGCCTTCACGTGCTTTCTTAATCAAAGCCAATGTCATCAAATCCTCTTGGCTCATTGTTTCTTCTTCGCTTGTTAATGGGTTCTTTAACTTTTGGTTTACCTCTAACCATTTACGCGCTATTGTGCTTCGGTTCTTTGCTCCTTTCGGTCTTCCGTTAGGGTTTCCGCTTTCGCCTTTTTGCCAACGTGGCTTTATATCTTTATTTGCCATTTGTTAGTTGTATTCTTGTTGTAATTAGAGCGGTTGGGTCGGACTCGCACCGCCTACCTTTTCACTGGAATGTGAACTGTTCAACTCATGAACTTCAACCGCTTGTTTTGGATAAGGTTTACTTAAAGACTTACACAAAGGTATTAAAGTTTTGTCAAGTGGGTAAATATATTTTATTTTACCTTTTGTAATATATTCAATAGCATTTTTATCATAGTATTTCGTTAAAAATTCTTTTCTTGATAATCCATTTAATCCGCCTTTTTGTTTAACCCAATCACTTATAATTCTTCCATGATACCTTTTGCCTTGTATTATCCAACTTGAATCAGTTGTGTTTTGCATAGAAGTGCCTACATAATACCAATTTGTTGCTTGATAAATTATTCCATTATGATTTTGGTCTTTATCCGCATAACTAATTATCAATTTACATAAAGGTATTTTATGTTTTATTAATTTTAAACTAATCGCCAATGCTTTACTTGTGCTTTCGTGTTTTCCATTTAATGCCATTCTAACAAGTTCTAAAACATTACCTTGTTTTAAATTGTATTCAGTTGCTAAATTATTATTTGCTCCTGTTCCATATAAAATAACTCCGCACCATTCATTCTTATTGTTAAAAACCGAATAACCAAATGTATTTACTGGAATCGCTTTTGCATAGTGAAAATTCAAACAAGCATACTTAATAGCTTTATGCGACGCAATTTCTAATCTCATATTTCTCCAGCTGAAACACTAAAATAAGCACCTAAATAATTCCTATCTAAAATTTCTTGTATTTCTATTTCGGCTTTTTGTAGCTGCTCGGGGCTTGTAAAAGTTATTTTCATTGTAGCGGGTTTATTCTTTTCTTCTCCTATTAAATCCTCATAACTCGGTTCGTCCATTATAATTGGTAAATCTAATCCCCAATCTTCTAACTTTTCAACGTCCCATTCATTTGCTAAACTATCCCAATCCCATTCACCGAAGCCTACATTATCCTTAATTAAGAATTCGTTCTTTTGTTCTTCCGTCCATTCGTCAGCTACAATGATTGGTATTTCTTTTAAACCTACTTCCTTACACGCTTTTAAACGCATATTACCACCAAGTACAACAAACTTACCGTCTACGTCTGTAAAAGTTACTAAGGGGCGTTTGTTGAGCATATCGGGAAACTCCTTAATAGACTTAACTAACTTTTGAAATTTTCCGTCTTTTATTATCCGTGGGTTCTTTGGGTTTGGTTTAACCTCTTTGATATTTACTATTTTCATGTTAGTTCATTGTAGTTACGTAAAAGTTTTGCATGGGTGCGAAGTAAATAGTTTCGTCTTTTGGGTCGATTATTAATACCAAGAAGATAGGATAGCCGCAGAACTCGGTAATTCCTTTTAGTTCTTTCTTGTAATGCACTCCAACAAAGAAGGCGTAATTATCGAATTGACCTATTACCGCGTCAAGGGTTTCCTGTAAGAGTATTTCAAGGCTCATTCTTCTGGGTTCAACTTAGTAAATGGGTCTGTCTTAATATTAGTCTTTGTACCCTGTAATCTTTGCATCCGTCTTTTATTACGTTCCTCGCGGCGTTCTTTAAGCGTCTTTGCTTTGGGTATCGTTTTCATATTGTTTAACTACTTTGTTAAGGTCATCCAGGATTCGCTTCCAACAACTCGCGCAACTTGTCGGCTGTTGCTTTTCATTGAAAACACGGTTGTATATTTTTAATACTTGGCTTTGTTCCGTTGGTCGAAGGCGGGTTTGAGTTGTGTCGTAAAGGGAATTTAAATAAGCGTACTCTTCCTCCAAAAGGCAATTAACCTTCCTTCGGTATCGGAATAGGTTGTTCAACTTTTCTTTGCGTTCCTCGCATCCGCAATCTTCGCCTAAAAGCCACTTTGCTACCTTGGCTATTCCTGTTTTCTCTAAAACTTTCTCTACGGTGTCGCCTAATCCTTGGCTTTCGGACGTGGATTTAACTAACTCCATTTCTTTTTTCGTCCGTCTTTTTCTCTTTACTTTAAATTCTGTCATATTCTTTGTTTTTATAATCTTGGTAGTCTTCCCCTACCGTTTCACGTATGCGGTTCTTGCAGTTTTTAAGCGTGTTAAAGATAGAACTCAAACTAATATTAGCCCCGTTGCTTATTTCACGCATTGATTTGCTCTTTTGGGTGTGTAATCTAAAGAGTTCTTTCTCGTAAGTATGCCAATTTAGTATTTCGTCTTTGATTTTATCCTCTATTTTACAAATTGTTTCGTGTTTTTGGGGTTCGAATTCCTCAATTGATAACCATCTGCACTCATCCAAATCAACCTTAACGAACTTTTGCCGCTCTTTGTAGTAATTTATATAGGTGTTTTTAAGAATAATCCAAATAAAAGCGCGGTTTGGTTCGTCTTTAAGTATGGCTTTTTCTCCCGAATTAGCATCGTGAATGCGAATGTACATTTCTTGAACGATGTCTTCTTGGAAGTTGGTTTCGCCAAAACTCCGAACGATATTCACCCATTCGTTATGATGCTTTGCGAGTACTTTTAACCAGTTCACGGTATAAATATATAAAAAAAACAAACCCCCGCCGTTAAGACGAGGGAAGGTTGCTTTAAGTTAAGGGTTCTTTTCAACATAAGCGTCTAACTTTTTCAACGTTTCGATGCTGACGGGCTTACCTTGGATAAATCGGTCTATGTTGTATTGGTGAAACTTGTTACCGCTTTGCTTTATTTCGGTTACTATTTGGTTTCGTGTTTTGGTTAGTAAAAGACGAACCAATTCTTTCCGTAGTTTATCGTCTTGAATCCACATATCAAAACGGAAAATCGCTTGTTTCTTTTGCTTGTGCTGCCTTCAAAGTTATCGTCCAACCATTTAGACTAACAAAACATTTATCGTTCCATACGCGCCCTCTTATGTTTATTCCGATTTCAACCTCGTCACCTACTTTTAAGTTTTGGATTAATTCCGCTTTGTCGTTTACGAATTGAATTGGTAGAACTTCGGTAAATTTCCCGTCTGTTGTTTCAACCCATACCTCTTGGATTGTTAGCTTGTCGCTTTTCTTTTGTGGCGCTCCGATAGTGTGAACGCGTCCGTTTACTTTTGTACTCATGTTTACTTGTATTTGATTTTTAATAATATAATCTTTTGTAATTAATTACGCATTTAAGCGTGTATTTTATACCGTCTATTTCGTTAAGGTTTTTTTTATTTTCCCAATATTCTTCTGTTCTTATTTCTCTCCATTCAAAAATATCTAAGTCTTTAGTATCTAAAAAAAGCAATTTATACCAATAAGAAGGACATAGGTCTTTATTACCTTTAGCGGCTTTGTATTCGATTCTAATTTGTTTATCGAATTCCTTAATAACTTTATCCGCTATTTCGTTTCCTGTGGATTGAAACTGGTATTTCATATTGAATGCAAAGTTAAATAATACTCCCTACATAGTTCGATCCGTTGGTAAATCTGTTCAATTACCGCTTCGTCTTTTTGTATGTGAAACACCTTCATTCGTCGCTCTTTCGGTATATTATCGAAAGTATGAGCAGCCCTAACAAATTCCTCAACTTCTTCGCTAATAGAAATCTCTTTTCGTTTCCAACTTTCTCGTCTAATTTCATCCTGTACGTGTTCTTCTGGTGTGTTAATTAAGCAATAAACAACGTAAGCATCCGTCTTTCCCGTTAGTTCAAGGTAGCCTTGCATCTGAAAAAAGTAATCCTTGTTCGGTAGTTCGCTATCAAAGAACGGGAACGAATGCGCGGAATAACTGCATTTGGTGTCTAAAATAAAGTCGTCCGTAATTACGTCGGGAACGCCAGTTAAATAATCGTTGGAAAACTTGAGTTCGTTTTTTTCTAAGAACATTCCTTCCCAAAGCGATTCGCACATTAAAATGGCTTCGTCTTCGACCATGTTACCTTTGTCGGTGTACCGACTCCAAAACTCCTTATAAATACCGTATTCAAGTTCTAAGTAACGTTCTTGTACGTGCGTTTTTGCCGTTGCTGAAAGACTTTCCCCCTTGGTGCGGGGGTTAGTCATTATCTTACCTATTGCGCTGCATCTTATTTTCATAACTCCAAAAGTATTTCGTGCTGTTCTGGTGTAATGTGGTATTTCTCGCGAAGAACCTTAACGTCAAACTTACCGTCATTAATAGCTTTAATTGCGTTCTGAAAGCGTTCGTTGGTTAACGTTTGCTTACTTCCGTCTTTTGCCGTGTTTCCGTCGTCGTCAACCGCTTGTAAACTTAGAAGGCTTTGTAGTGATGCGCGACGATAGTACGTAACCGCTGCTATCATTTTCTGCGGGTCAACTATGTTTGGTAAGTCCAAATAGCTTTCGATTGTTTCCCCGTTGTCAATGTCGATTATCTGAGTAACGACAGATGTACCTTTAACGGGCTGTAAGAGTATTAAATCGTATTTTAGTAGGATAGGTTCACACGCTTCTAAAATGGTGTTTAAATCGGCGTATTTGCTTTTAAAAAACGGGTTGTCGTTTCCTTTAACGATTTTACCGATTTCGTGCTTTGCTTTCCACAACTTAATGTAGATGTTTGAAGGCTTCGGGATTGCATCCTCAAAACTTTCGGTTTGCTCTTTTTTTCTCATTATTCCTATTTTTAGATTAATAATACATTTCAACTTTCAACACGCTTGTAGGGTTGAGCGCGTCGATTAATTCCTTAGAATTATTTGCTTTAGCTTTGTGTTTTAGCGTTCTACCTTGTCCGTTAACGTAGGTAATTTCAAAGGTCATTTTTCGTTTTTTCATTGCTCTTT